AACCGGCTTTAGGCGAAGCGTCTGCTTTATCGGTTGGGTTTGCTCCTGCCGCTGGCGCTGGTTTAGCCGCACTAGTATCTTTTGGGGTTTCATCTGCTCCTCCTAACGGTGGCAAATCTCCACCAGTTTCGTCTGCTGCTGGTTCTTCTGCTGGCGCGTCTTTTTTCTTTTCGTCTTGTTCTTTTTTGACGCCCTTCTTTTTTCTTGCTTCGTATATAGTTTCCCAACTCAAATCACTTAATCTATTCTTGTTGGCGTTATTTGATATTTCAGACAATATCTGTTTGAGATATGGATTGGTAATTTTACTATTCATATATTATAAATATATACGTGTTGTTATAAAATTACCTTACTTCGGATAGAATATCTCGGATGATATTTTCTATCTTTAGATATTTGTTGATGTCATTTGCTCCGACTGAAGCAATGACTTGACTGCGATTTACACCTTCATTGATCGAACCTGGCGACATATAAGCACCGCGAGTTGATGGTGAACTTACAAGGTCAAAGCAAAGTAGCTCAAAGTCATCTTGAACTTCTACGGTGTTTTCATTCATTTGACGAACACTGCCAAGACCACGGCTGCTGATGCCAAGACGCACATTGTTCTTGATAAGTTCACGAGCAATATTACCAGATGGTGTTGTCAATAGTTCAATCTTACCAACAACAGTATCGCCTTCCCAATGGCATTCTACAACATTATGGGATACGTTCTTTAGATTGATGATGGAACTATCTGGATGGTCAAGTTCGCCAAGAGCGCGGCGTTCGCCGATAACTTGTTTATACTTTTCTATTTCGCGAGCAAGCACTTCTTTTGGATATACGCGACCGTTGTGATTCTTTTCGCCTGCTTTTTGGAGTGGTCCAGACAATACAAGAGGTGCGTTTGGATTTGAACGTGCTTCGTTGAGCATCTGCGGAGAGATGTCAAATGGTATAAAATCTACTAGTAGTTGCTTGCTCATATTTTATCCTTGTGGAAGTATATTCTTAGCAACAGGCGAACCTGCTGAAGTTGGCTTCATTGGTACAATGCCGCCGACATTTCTTAGTCCAGACTGTTGTGTAGAAGATGATGTGGCTGGATTTACTTGTATCTGAGAATCGTCCAGATAATAATCAGACTGAGATGCATTGCCTTCTTTACCAGAAAATACAACATAATACCTGTCTTTCATATAACGAACCTGAATATCAGTCACAGTTATTGTATAATCTTTTTCAATCTGACCGACACTGCCTTTTGAGGCATTGGCAGTAACAGTCTTTTTCAAGAACTGTTTCTTTAGTTCTTCAACAAACTTCTTTACAATAGTTTCTTCGCTTTTTTCAAGATTTAGCTTGAAGTTCCTGAATGATTGGGAAATGTCCACAACATTGCCACTTTGTGCTGGCGGAGGAGTAGTAGCAGTAGGGGCACGGCCAGGCGACATACCGCCAGCAGCAGATGGGTTATTGCCCCAACTATCTTCTTTTAATACTTGTTTTGCTATGTTGGTTAGGTTCATATTATTTTCCCATTCTGTTGATTCTTTTGGCAATCTCTTTTAGACGGTTATGTATTTCCTTCATGTCTGGTTGAGTTCTTGCCCATAGATTTTCATTGGTATATCCGCATTCTGTCTTTAAGCGTTCGCAAATGTTTATAAGATATTCAACTTCACCAAGCATTTTCTTGGCTTGATTGATGCCATATGAAATCTTGGCGTGATTTTTCATCATATCACTTTCCTTGAAGTTACGATAGCGACTGCGAGCTTCCATTATATTCAAATCACGACGTACTGTCGGCAGGCTTTCATTTTCTGATTCGCCTATTGTAGTATCATCTGTATCTTCTTTACCAACAACTTTGCCGCCAGGCATACTTTTTTCTGCCGATTTCTTTTTGCTCTTTTTACCACGAAATGCTGCTGGGGTCATATATCCCGCAACAGCACCAGTGCCTGTCATTTCTTCAATGACTTCTTCAACAAGTTCGCGGATTAGTTGTTTGGCGTCTTTCATTATACGTCGCCTTGAATGGCTTTTTGAGCGATCCAGTCGCCTGCCATACTGTTCAGTTGGTCAAGTTCTTTGTCATTCAACTCAACGCCATTTGTAAATGTTGCTGAAGAAATGTGTGCATCAGAATAATCACCGGCACGAACGCCGTCGATCTGAATGCTTTGTACATCAACTTGTTTGCCATTGACTACAAAGTTTTCGGTGGCTTGTTGTCCCATTACTTCTTCAATAGTTTCTCTGATCAGTTGTTTTAGTTGTTTGCGTGTCATATTATTCCTTTTATTATTTTACATTAACTTTTTGAGCGACATATACTTCATTGAAATCTACGCCATATTCATATGCATTTACACCGTCGCTGGTATGTACAGTTTGTTCGCCATCTTCATTTTCTTGCATGAAAAAACCGTCCTCTGACACCGCAACCATTTCTGCTTGATATTCAGTTTTGATGAATACTACAGTTTTTCCACTCTTGACCAATCTGTTTAGTTGATTGAATGTATATGCAGGACCGGCGGCTTCGGATTGAATGCCTTCGATGGCTTCTCTGATAAGTTGTTTGAGTTCCTTGCGTGTCATATTATTCCTTTTTATTTGATATTTTTGAGTTCTTTGATAAGTTCATAACTCAACATCAGAGCCATGATTTGATTTTCCTTTACTAGAGTTCCTTTGGTAATCTTATCAAGTTGATTGAGCGTTTCATCAATCTTGATTTTTACAACTTCATTATTCACCACACTCTTTAGTTCGCTGATTTGCTTTCTAACTTCAGGAACTTCGGTATTGATATATTGGCGAAGAGAATTGGTATTGCTGATGTTGTTGATATACTCGCGAATAAGAATCTTTTGCTTTTCATCCAATCCTTTGTATTTTTCATTGAATGAATCAACCAGCAACTTATAAGCAAGCAAACGAACATCTTCATTTTGCTGTTGATATACCTTGACCAGGTCTTTCTTTTCTTCTTCGGATATTACTCTTGTAGGCGTCTTGGAAGCAACAATGCTTTCAACAATACAACTTCTTGCCTTGAACATTTCACGAGGGTCGCTTTCAACTTCATTTACAGTATCTTCAAAAACCTTGTATATACTAGCAAGCAACTTGTAGTTTGATATACTACCCTTTAGAAAATCATCAAGTGGATAATGTTGCTTGATTTCTTTGATAAGTTCATACTTCTGTAAGTTTAATGAACGCTCATTCAACTTCTTTCGGGTACGCAATACAGTATCTAATAATCTATCAGCAGAAACTTGGTCTTTTGTTTTTTCTTCAAGTATTACTCTATACAACGCATTCTCTCTTCCTAATTCTGTATTTTCCGAAAAATACTTACGTAGCATATTGTTCGCTTTTGAGTCATCTTTTCCATTTAGTATATCGGCGGTGACTTGACGAACAAGTAGTTCAAATAATATACCCGCATTTTTATACTTGGAGTGTTTCAGCTTCTTCATATATTTTTATTATTTATAAATATGTTATTGTGTGATAAAAACTCCATTTTTACTGCTGTTTGTCTTCTTCTATCAGGTTTGATTCATCTAATATAGATTTTTTTTCAGTTATAACCTGTTTGTGCTTATTATTATATCTTGCTTTTAGGGCAGTTTTTATACTCTTCAAATCTTCGTCCATTGATAATGCCCCGCCTCTATATATATGGCGGGTAGAACGCTCCGTGTTTGACTTTTCTTTATTTTCCTTGTTGCCAAGGGGGTCTTCACCAAAGTTCTTGGTATGAGATGATGTATATTTTTCCTTGTTTCCTGTTTGGTCTCTATTGCCACGTTCGCGATCTTTGCGTGTTTCTTCTTCGAGTGGAGGCAAGCCGCCTTCGTCGCCACCTCCTCCGCCGCCTGCTTCTTCGCCTCCGCCACCGAGATCTCCAAGCCCTCCACCAGTATCACCCCCACCGCCAAGGTCTTCTGGCCCTTTATCACTCATCTTTTGATTACTTGTGGCGGGATCGTTTCCTTCAGACGTAATCTGTTCCATACGCCACGCTTGCTTTTTGTCTTTGATTACGTCTGCTTGAACGTCTTCAACTTCATCTTCGGACAAGTTGAATACTTGATTATATATCCACTTCTTGCTGAACATATTGCTTTCCATCATATCTGACGCAAGACTGATCTTATTTTGCCAGATTTCCAACTTTTCTTGTTCAAAGATGGTGCTTGGATTGCTTAGTTCAAGTTCAAAATCAACGAGTGTAGCGTCCTGATAACCCTGCACATACAAATGAACTACGGCAATCTTTGTTAGTTCAGACACGATGATACGCTGTATTCTACCGATTGTTCTGCTAAATCTAACATCTTCGGCGGCAAGAGTTGCTTTACCAGACAATCCTTCTTCATATCCAAGAAATGCCTTTGGAATCTTGAGTGCCGCCATCATCTTATTACGAATATATTCCAAATCATCGATGCCTGTGAAATCCATACCAGGCAATGTATCTATGTTTGTGCCACTGTCGCTACCACGAACAGGTAGATAAAAATCTTCAACCATATTATTCAAGTTGAAGCGTAGGTTATAATCACCAGTACGTTCGTCGATATATGGAACCTTCTTTACTTGGCTGATGATCTTCTGCATTGCTGTATCAATATCGGCAGGAGGAATATTTCCTACATCAACCTTGAATATACGCTTTTCTGGAGCACGCATGATGCGATGAATAAGCATTGCGTCTTCCATCAAACTTAGTTGCTTCCATACACGACGTGCTGGTTCAATCATCGACTTACCATATGGCAAAAAGTTGCTGTCGCTCAATAAACGAAAATGTGCGATCTCAAAGTTTTCATATTCCATACCACCGCCCATACCATCGTGCTGATACTTTACATAGTTGATATTCTGCGGGTCGCTGCCTTCTATACGAGTGATTTCGTATGGGCTGATTGGATGAACAAGAAACACACCATATTCCGGCGATATTTCCATACGTAGGAAAAAGTCGCCATACTTACACATATTGCGTGTCCAACTCCACATATTGAACTCGACATTCAAGATGTCATAGAAAAGATTTTCCAATATCTTTTTTACGTTTTCATTTTTGCTGCGGATGGTCAATACTCTACCAAACTCGCTTGGCACAAGACATTCATCGCTATATATGTCCAACGCACTTGCGATAATAGGATCCATATCCATAACGTCATAATCTCTAAACAACTCAAGACGGCTTGCTTGATAAGCCATACTCATGTCACGATTATGCAAGTTGAATGTGCTGCTGCGTAGACGATTGAAACGGTCTCTTAGGCTATTTCTGTCTGTAGCATATTGTATTTCATCTGTGTCAACAATCTTTAGTTTTTTGCCGCCCACATTACGAACGATAACGTCCGTAGAAAACATTTTCTTTAGTCTGCTAAATAAGTCTTTTGTTTCTGCCATAGTGTGTATATATATGAGCGCCTAAAGTATAAATATATACCTATAGTATTTTTATAAAATATATTATCGTAGCAGCCAAGTTAGGTCTTCTGGTTTGGCACCATGCATGCCAGGTCCACCAACGTGCATTTGCCACGGGTTGTTATATACGCCAAATGGATTTACTCCTTTATCACCATTTAGCGTCTTCATATTGTTTATCATTTGTTGTGGCGACGCTACTCCTATTCTGTCTATTATTGTGCGTGTAACACTATCTGCTTCTTTTCTAAGCCGCAATGCTACATCTCTTATCCATAAAGATATACCCATTGCCATAACAAGGTCATCATTATATCCATCCATTGCTTCTGCTTTTGCAGATACTGCTCCACTTTTCCATATAAAAACTTGTAGTTCTTCTATAAGTCGCTTGCTGTGTATAATAACTTCTTTGTTTCTGAAATAACTTTCTAATTTTGATATTAGCAGCGGGCGAGATTTATGCGATGTAGTAAAGCCGGGTGTCATCTTACGTTCTTCTCTGTTCAACTTGTTGGTCATTTGATTTTCTACATCAACATATTGTAGGTCAGCGGAACTATAGAAAAGATTTGGATAGTTGGCATCAAGCACTTCTTGTATTACTGCCCAGCCAACATTGGCATTTTCCACAACAAGCAATGCATTATTATATTCTGTTGCCATTGTCATTAGTGCTCGTGCATATTCCTTGGTTGGCAACTTACCTTTATATTCAGCAACCTGCTCCATTGTTTCTATATCAAGTATTTGAGCGGCACTATAGTCGCTGGCATCGCCACGAGCAACGTCGGCAGACACCATATATGATTTACCTGCTTCTGGATACTTGAATATCCAATAACCTTTGTCTATTCCGCGTTTTTCCAACGGCTCACATACATGCGTTTTTTCATACCATTGTAGCGTTGGAATATCTATGACGGTATTGCCAGATGTGCTAAACTCACAATCACATTCTTGAGCCGCGCCTCTTTCACCGGACAGTTTTGTTTGCTCATCTCTCCATTTTTGGTCTCGTTCTGGATGTAGATGCCAAGGCAAACTGATGCGGTTCATGTTGTTCTGACCTGCTTCAGATTCTGTCCACATCTTATGGAACCAGTTGCCTACGCCGTTTGGTGTAGATAGTATGATTGCTTTACCACCAGTTGATAATGTATATTGAGCAGACAGCCATATTTCTTCAATATTGTCAATGAACGCCGCTTCGTCAACCACCAGCAATGACAACGCACTTGAGCGACCAGATGTGCCCGCACTGCTCGCCGCCTTGATTTCAGAGCCATTTCTTAGTTTCAATGACAATCTATTGTCTTCTACCGCAGGTACTTTTAGCCAACTTGGTAGATTATCATTGGCAAATCTAACTTTCGTAACAATCGCCTTGGATGTTTCTTGTGTAATACTCAAACACAAAATCTGCTTGTCTGTATGAAATGTCA